AGCAGGGAACAGATAACTAGCAAATTCTGACTTAGTGTGTCTTGGTGGCATGTTCACTATCAATCTAGAAATTTTTTTATCCTTGATGGCTTCTAATTTTTTAGAAATGATTTTATGGTGTCCCCCCTCAATGAAGTCGGGCCATATACTTTTTACGAAATTAGCAAAGGAGTCCCTAGAACTTCTCGCTGATTCTAGTTGAACCTTCTTTAGTTCTAACTTTTTTAGGAATAGCAAACGCTCTTCTTGAGACATCTGACTCAGATCTGGTAGAAAATCGCTCATCTTATTTCTGTATATTTATATACTAGCATACACACTATGTACTACTGAATTTAGGGTGTACCCCCTGCATTGTCAATTGTAATGTATTACTTCGTAATTCCTTAGTATCTCTTTAACCAAAAAAAATTTCATTCTTCAATTTTTTTTGGTTAGGCGAAAAAAAAATAATTTTCATGCACATGGATTTTTTGGCAGGTAGTCGCCCCTGTGCCACCAAAGGCACAGGAGCAGGAGCAGGAATTAACTAGCAATATATTTTTTATAGTCTTGAATAATATCGACCAAAGGGAAAACATTTTGCGTTTCAATACACTCATCAATGAAATTATGGATTTCCATTTCTGACATATTGATCAATTGTTCATTTGTAGGAACATTATAATATTCATGATCATAATTATAATTATTATCTAATTGATCATAAAAGTTATATTGTATTTTTGGTTTACTGAATTTGAAAATTTGGTCATTCCAATAATCATTTGAAAACCAATTAGCCCCTCGATAATTTCCTACTTTCTCATTCACGATAATAAATTTTTTTGTTTTACTATCTAAGAATAAAAGTTTGTCATTACCAATGTGATCTTCTAATTCTTCAATATAATTTTTTTGTAAAATTATATTTGGATTGTTTTTAAATACTTGTTTTAAATAGTGTTCGTTGAAGTGCCAAGTATCCGAACAATTTTTATGAACTAAAGGTATTGGTAATCGTGGTCCATTGTGCATAAAGCCAATTGTTCTTTTATCATCTTGATAACTAATAAATGGGTGACAATTTTTTTTATTTGTCTTGCCTTCTGTTGTAAATCTAAAGTGCATTGCAATTTGATTTTTTGTTTTGGCTCGATGTAAATTTAAAAAGTTTTTTACTTCATTAAAATTGTTAGGAACAAATTTGTCTGAAATAAAATTATCTTTATTATCTAAATACATAACACCAAAGCCATGACTGTTTCTTTTGTATGCAATTTCTAAATCTTTATAATTTAGAGATTGAACATCATTTGCTAAAATAATTAAGCACATTTATATTTCCTCACTTTCTAATTCTATTTGTTCTTGGTTGTTGTTTCTGAAATCAGTTATTAAAGTTTTGAAATTTGTATAAACATACTTCCATTCTTCAATATTTTCTAAATGATCAAAGTGTTCACGATCATCTAAAAAGAAAAATAAGTTTTCAAATTTTCTACTTATGTTTTTTAATAACCAATCAAAATAATATTCCCAAGTTATATTCTCAGCATTATCTTGATCTGATGATCTAATCCACTCATTAACACTATGAACAAATTCCAAGTATCTGAAAAAAGAAATTTTCTTTAAGTTCGATCTGAAAATTCTAATTTCAATTGTATGTTCATTACTAAAGTTAATAACTCTATACTTGAAATCATCACCAATAGTTCTTATTGGATCATCAAAAGTAATTGAAGGAACAAATTTACAATATTGATAGCCCTCTCTACCTGCAATATCAACAATGAGATTTTTATTTTTAGGATGATTATAAAAACAATTTAATCTTCTTAATTGATTTTCTGTAAAAACATTACGATTAAAATGCCAATGAATGCCACATTGATAACCATCGTATCCTTTACAATATTGAGCAGGATTTAATTCGAAAAAATCATTCCAAAATGTTTCCTTGTGATATTCAAAAGAACAATTTGTAGAGGACATTTCAAAACCTTTGTCAGTATCTAAAGAACCATCGTGTTTACATAAAATGTTTTCAAATCCATCGTAGTTAAAACATTCATTGAATTTTTCAACAATGTCATATCTTGATTGGTCACGATAAGCCTGTAATTCAGTTTCATTACCATAAAACAAAATTGCATTTTCTTTACCATGTGAATAAAGTTTATTTTTTGTTCTATGATGTAATAAATTGTTTGGTTCTTCTTCACACTGGCAACCATCATTCTCATCGTAGTTAGTATCGCAATCATTACAATAGCGAACTCTCGCATCAAAGCAGGTTTCACAGTATGTATAATCCCTACTATCGCAACTTCGACAATCACTAGAAGGATTTACTTCTTCACAAACATCACAAGTTAAATAATCGCTTTCATAAGCACTTCTACAGATTAAACCATGATTAGTTAATGTAAAAACATCATCTATATTTAATATTTCTATTTCTTGATGCTCAGTACAAAAAATAATTTGATGGTCATACCTTGCTAAAGTAGGATTGATTATTTTAAATAATTTATTCCTATATGTTTCTAATTGAGGGTTATCAACACCTTGAAAAACAAGAAGATTTTTTTTAGTTTCTAATCTACCCTCAATATAATTAGTTAATAACTCTAAGTGATTGTTAGTTCCATAACCACTTAGATCAAGACCATTATTAATAATGTTTTCTTTTATTTCTCTAATATTCATAATTGTTTTTTCCTTTCTGAATATTCTTACTTGTAATATATATAAAAAATCCTATATTTAATACAGTTAATTTAATAAATATTTGAGGTAAAAAATGAACAATTACGACAGAGAAAAAATAGTAGAATTAAAAACTATTTTTTATAATAAAGATGAGGCAAGAAAAGAAAAACAAAAGCAATATGAACAATGGGATCCAAGTCCAACAGAAGTATGGATTGAAAGTTCTAAAGATAGAGAAGGTCAAAAATTCTATATTGTTTATGTCCAGTTCTTTTAGTAATAAAAAATTACCAATCACACGCCTGACGGCAGCTATTAAAGTAATAAAATGTTACTGTATTCGCAGCTTTCGCCCAGGCTCCCTGAAATTTCTGGAGCCAATACGCAAGCACAAGCAGTCAGTCGCAAGCACACGAGCAACGCTCAAGCACACAATCGCAAGCACAAGCAGAGGGACAGTCGCAAGCACAGGCACGGCGTGCTGCCTGGATCTCAGCTCAAAAAGTAATAATTGATGACGAATCAGAGCTGCCAGAGAAGCTGCTGGAGTCATAAAATATTACCATTTTTTTATTGACCTGATGCAGCTGGTTGTGCTATATAAAATCCTATATCGAAAGGATAAGAAGATGATTACAAAAAAACATCTCAAAGAACTGGCCGACATCGTACACAAGGCGCAAGCACAGGCTCCTGAACTTGCAGAGGAGGTCAAAAGCTTTGCGAAGCGACACGCCCCCAACTTCTCCGAGTCACACTGGAACGATTATATGTATAAGAAAGATCAGGAGATCTTAAAAAAAGCCGGGTGGCTTAAGTAATAATTTATGACGGATCGGGGCCGAGCTGCCCCGGTCACAGCTCAGAAAAAAAATAAAAATAAAAAATTAATCAAGGGACATGCACAAGCACACGCCTGATCGCAGGCTCAAGCACATGCGTCCATGGTTGATGGACCACGAACAAGGGTTCAACCTCTCGGTAATCGGTCACAAGCTCACGCACAAGCGCCCCCGGATAAAAGAAAATGGCTCTCTCTTCGATGCTCTTTGCCATAATAAAATTGTCCTGACAAAGAGAATAACGCTTAATATTCCACGAAATTTGAAAGGGCGATAGATCGAGTTTGTTTCCTTTTGTTAGCTTGAGTTCGACCCAAAAAGATATGTTTCGTTTTAATTTATCATCAACAAAAACACCAAGTAAATCAGGGATACCGGGCGTTCCATATGTTTCCATACGAGTCCAAGAAATATTAGGAGTTATTGATCTAACATTCTTCCAAAAAGTCGATTCCTTTCCTCGCTTTGTTGCGGAACCTTTTTTCTTTTCTTTGCCTCTTACTGATCGTTTCTCTAGTTTCAACAATCCTAATCTCATCTCCTTCGACAAGGACGAGTCGGACTCCAAGTTCTTTTTGTTTTGGTTTGAGTTTATTTCCTGTCCCTCCAATAGACTTTCCATTAATTATTGTGCTTGGTCCTTTTGACGTTTTAATATCAAAAAAATGAGTTCTACCGTTATTTGGATTGACAACCACAATATCAATTGGACCCTGTTCGCAGATGTTTGTATAGACGTAATAACCCTGTTCAAGAAATTTGTTGATCGCTTTGTTCTGACTGATCGTTGCTTTGTATTGCCTCGGATTCACTCGTATTCATATCCCTGTTGTCGATGATAGCCGTTTTTCTTAAATCTTGCAACAGAGTATCAACCTCTTCCAAAGTCAAATTATCAATGCCTTTCCCAGTTTTCTTCTCTTTCTTTTCATAATATCCTGCGGCTTTACCTCTACTAATTTCAGCAGCTAAGGCAGTCTTGAGGTCTGGCTTCATATCAAATTCATTTATATCTTTACTGTTAGGATTCTCTGCACGAAGACCAATCTCGTGGAGCCTACGCATGTGTGTAGCCGGGGAGATCTTGTATTTATTCCAAAGGTCCTCTTGTAATGCTCTGATATAGGCATGGACTTTAGGAAACTCTTTTGCGCTTTGTAATTTAGAAGCAGTTATTCTTGCTGAATGTTCAGCATATCCAGCCATGACAGCACATTC